CCAGCGGCGGCGTGCGTGTTCCCGGCCTGCGTGAGGGCGGACGCCGCCAGTACTGGGTGGGGGCCCGCAGAGACGACGGTGTTCCCCGCCTGCGTGAGGGCCGACGCCGCCAGTACGGGGTGGGTGCCCGCAGAGACGATGGTGTTCCCAGCCTGCGTGAGGGCCGACGCCGCCTGTACGGGGTGAGTACCAGCCGAGACGATGGTGTTGCCCGCCTGCGTGAGGGCGGACGCCGCCAGTACAGGGTGGGTGCCCGCAGCAGTGAGGGCGTCTCCCGCAGCAGTAGGGCTGCCAGCCGCCGCAACGAGGACGACCCCCGCCGAGACGATGGTGTTCCCAGCCTGCGTGAGGGCGGACGCCGCGCCGACTACAGGACCGCCAGCGGCGGCGAGCGTGTTCCCAGCCTGCGTGAGGGCCGACGCCGCCAGTACAGGGTGGGTGCCCGCAGAGACGACGGTGTTCCCAGCCTGCGTGAGGGCGGACGCCGCCAGTACAGGGTGGGTGCCCGCAGCAGAAAGCGTGTTGTCCGCTTGCGTGAGATCAGCCGCCGCGAACCGCTCGTCGGACCCAAGGCCGTTGAGGACGACGACGTTTAAGGCGGAGCCGTTAAGGGTCCCCAGACCGGCCATGGTCTACTCCTGTGGACTGTCCTCGATTACGGGTTTCCGGCAGTGACGGCGAACGTGTTCACAGTGACCGTCTGACCGCTGGCGATGCTCACGTTGTCGACCGTCATGTCTCCGCCGCCGCCAGTGACCGTAACGGTCCCTTGCACGCTCGTCACCGAAATGGCGGTATCCCAGACGCGGAAGTAACCCGCAGCGGTCCCCGTACCAGCGCCAGCGTCGCCCGTGCCGGTCCACGAACCGGTCAGGGATTTGACCCCGGCGGCAGCGGCCGTCATCCAGTCCGAAGGGAGCGTCAGGTCGCACAGCATGGTGCCGGATGCAGCAGTGGCGCAGTCCACGGGAGGCGAGCCGGAGTAAAGCCGGAGGTGCGCCGTGGTGCCGACCGTGACTTCGATCTGGTCGAGCTGGTTGTTGCGGAGGGTGGTGCCGTATTGGAGAGCCATGGTGTTACCCCTTGATTTTAGATACGAACGCTTGGTACGACGCTACGGCACGGCCAGAATTGGAGTGCTCGTCATCTTTGCTGTCCGCCCGGTACACCACATAGTCGACCAGCGCCGTCGTATACGCGGCGGGGACTTCGCTGATCGTGTCTGTCAAGGCCAACGTCACAGGGACGCGGACGTACATGATATCCAGAACCTGACTGATCGGCGCCTTCGGGTAGATGAAAAACCGCAGCGGGTCGCCCGCGATCCGGGCCCACTGCCGGGCCGGTGCCGCAGTGTCTGTGCGCCACCCGGGGTTGAACCGGTTCATTGCGTCCCAATCGAACACCGTCAGCGCGTTACCGTCGTGGATACTCATCACATCGATCAACGCTTGCGCGTCTGTGAAAGTCACAGCCTGCTCTACGGAAGCGGCGACACAGGCAACGTCGCCAACCGACGCGAACACCATAGGCTGGAGCGCCGACACTTCCCGGATCCCGCTGTTCACGTACCCGAGCAACTCCGAGTCCGACTGGCGGTAGGTGGCCGTCGCGTCGTTGAGGATGTACCGCGCCTCAGTGATGATGCCTTGGGGAGTCATCTCAGTAGTTCCGGAACTGCACCTGTTTCTGCCCGCGGCCGTACGACCGGCTCGCCTCGATCGCCGCCTGCACGCGCCCCGCCTTGAAGATGTTGTCGTAGTACGCTGCGCTGTCGGCGTTTGTCCACGGTCGACCGGGGATGGAGAGGAGCTTCGAGAGCGCGCCCGCAGCGATCTCCTCCATGTACGCCTCGAAAACCGCGTCGTCGATGTCCGTAGCGGCGCGCAGGGGCGCGTAGGCGGCGCGCAGGAAAACGTCGTACGAATCAGTCCCGGCCGGGCGCGGGTACAGATCCATCTCCCCGAGAGCGGGACGAAACACCACCCGTGGCTCCCCTTCGGCGTTACGCCACCCGACGACCCGAGAGTCCAGAGTGTCAATATCCGTGGCCCCCAGCAACCGCCCCTCAATCGAGGCGGACATGATCTGGATCACTTGGACCCCGACGGGAGGAGCAAACGCGTAGGGGAGATCTGCAGCGGCGAGCGGGACCGTGCCATAGTCCCCCTGCCACCAAGTGGTCTCGTTGCAGAAGTCGATACAGGCGTTGCGCACGGCATTGACCGCCAGAACCTCTGGGCAGTCCGGCACGTTCGGCAAGACTTCAGGCAGCCACGCAGTGAAATCCGTAGTCGGCATTACTTCTTCTCGGGCATCCGCACGTCGATGTTCTTCGGCTTTCTCGCCACGGGCTCTGCTTCCACTTCTTCCGGTGGGTTGAGGAGGTCTTTCCCGCCCTGCGTCAGCTCCCAGCACTCATTGCCATTGGAGTAGTTCGCCACGACGATGCGGTCGAACCCCCGCATGACCATGAGCTGCACGCCAAGGTCCTGCGCTTTGAACTCCGTCAGCAGACGATCAATCTCTGGACTGTTTTTAACCATTCATCCTCCGAAAAAATGGAGGGCCGAAGCCCCCCGTGATTACGCTGCGACGGACTTCAGGACGATGAAGTTGATGACGTCTGCACTCGTGTCCGCAGTTGTGGCATGCAGGTTGGTGAGGGTGATGTCGAAAGTCCCGGCAGCCACAGCAGTGACATGCGCCACAGGCGTGCCCGTGGTGATCGTTTTCATGCACACCGCAACCACATCGGTCGCAGCCACCTTGTTGTTGGTGACTGTGAACGTCGCCTCTGCTGCCGCCGCCAGCGAAGTGGTGCCCGTGGTGATCGACCCGCAGACCGTGTTGAGCGTGACCCCAGTTGCGCGAGAGGTGATTTGGGTCACGGCACCGCCGTCACCCGCCACTCGCCCATTCAGAATCGCGTCTGCCTGAGTCGTGAACAGCCCAGACTTGATGAGCTCGTCTTTTTGAGCCATGAGATTCTCCTAAGAATCCGGGAGGCCGAAGCCCCCCGGAGGTTGATCAGGCCGAGAGCGCCGCCAGTTTGTTCGCCCGGTAGGTGCTGGACGCCCCGCTCGCAGTAACGACGATCATGGTGACGACGGTCGCATCCAAAGGTTTGGACGCGTCCACCGTGCCGCCGTTGATCGCCCCACCCACAGGCGGGAAGAGCAAACCGGCGTTCGCCCCACCGACCACGTGGAAAATCGTGCCTTTCGGCAGATTCGCGGGGATGGTGAAAGCGTCGGACGAGTTGGCCACGGTCGCCACGGTGTAGTCGGCGTTGAGGACGGTACCACCCACTTGCGTCTGGGTGGTGGAAGCGGTAGCTGCTGCTACCGTGATGTCACGAGACATTGCCATGATGTGTTCTCCTGTTTCCTGTGGGTTGGCCGCTTACGAGACGAAAGCGGTGGCGAAGGCGGTGTCTTTCGTCGCCTTGAACCCGAAGATGTTCAGCGACCGGATGTAGTCACCGAAATCGTACGGGTTGCGCACCTGCTCGGTCTTCGTGATCTGGCTTGCGAATGTGAGCGCCGACTTGTGTCCCGCGACCAACATACGACGCGCGGCAGTGTGAGTGGCACCGATGGTCTCCGAGCCGTCACCCGAAAGCATGGCGGCGCTCGCGGCACCTTTGGGCAGATTGTTCGTCACGTAGGTCGTGAACCGGTCGATGATGCCGATCTTGCCGTTGCGGACCATGGACTGGCTGTCACCCATGAACTGCGCCTGCGCAAGGTTCGACTGCATGAGCAGGTTGCGGGTGTACGGGTCGATCCACAGCCACCGATCGGTCTCGGGGATGTTCTGCTCGTCCAGCACGCCAGAGAGCGAGGTCAGCATCTGCAGCACGTTCGAGCCCGTCAGCGTGACCGGGGCGGTGTTCGTGCCCAAGTTGTACGCGGCGGACTTGGCACCAGCCGTCGCGCCGCGGTTCGCGGTAGCGGGGAGGCCGTAGGCCGAGTCGAGCGCGAGGTGGAAAATCGAGGTCGAGTCGACCTTGATCTTCATCTGCATGCCCGCGTCGTTGCTGAACATGTCCATCAGGTTCGGCTTGGACTGGTACTCGATCACGTCCGAGACCTGAAACGCGAAGTACAGGCCTTGGTCGATCGTGAGCTCCAGCGTCGACGGGACCGGCACCTCGTACGTCAGGCCCTGACCAACGACATACCGGTTGACCGTCAGCGTGGGGATCTGGTTGATGACAACCTTGTCGCCAAGGTTCTTCAGCTCGCCAGACCAGTCGGTGTTGGCGCACTCCGAGAACACGGTCGCGGTGTAGAACTTCTTCGCGAGTTGCGAAGACCAGAGCGTCGGGATGAACGTACCCGAGGCTGCGGTCGAGGTGGCGAATGCGCCGCCTACGGGGGTTACTGCTCCTGCGGTGATGGTGGCCATTTTGGCATTCCTTTAGGGAGGGAGAGGATGTGCTTGGGATGGCCCCCGGTGTCCTACGTCCAGCGAACTCGGTTCTCCGCAACAGCGAGGTCAGCTTCGGCGATCATGGCCGCCGCTTGCTTGTCCCCATAGCGTTGAACGTTGCGCACGTCGTAAAGAGCCTCGTACTCCGCGCGCGTGTACAGCTTCTGCGCGGCAGGAGACGGATTGCTTCGGACAGACGAGGGCGCGACTTGGCGTTCGAGTGCGGACGCTGCAGTACGGGGAGGAGTAGGGGCCGCGGCCGGAGCCGGAGCCTGCGTGGTCTCTGCCTTCCAAGTCGAGACGAGCTTGGCCACTTTCGAGGCGTTGCCCTTCTGGATGGCGCGTGTAGCCAGTTCTCGGTACGTGACATCGGCAAATTCGGGAGTGGTGTCGAGCCACGCCACCCATGCCGGGGTTGCATCCACGTCCAACCAATCGGGTACGAGCTTCACGACCTCGCCCCAGAAACTGTCCACAGCGGTCTGTTCGACCTGCTGACCAACTTGACCCACTCGGGTCTCCACGGCGCCAAATCGTTTCTCCAGCGCCGTACGTTCTGCTGCATACGCTTTTCGGGCCTCTTCCTGCGCCGTGCGTCGCATGGCGTCGATGAGGTCCTCACCGAATGCGTCAATGTCGCTCTGAGTCACCAGTGCATCGGGCTGGGCAGGAGCAGGCGTGACCGGGGTCTGGGCTTCGGCGAGCAGTTTCCTGATCGTCTCGTCCTTATCCTGAATCGTCTGGTAGAGCTTCGGTTGCTCGGCGTTGAGTTTCCCCTGCACCGTTTCAAACCGCTTCTTCCAGTACGCTGCGTCCTCACCCGCCGCGGGGGCGGCTGGTTCGGGAGGCTGCGGCTGCTCGACGATTTCGACACTCTCAACTGACTCCGCGGGCGGATCCTCCGGAGCGGGCTGCGTCACCTTGGTGACTGGCGCCTGACCCCCGTAAAGCTTCCCCTGCAGTTCTTCAGCTTCTGCGGCTTGTCGTTCGATTGCCTGCGGCATTCCCATCTTTCAGTCTCCGTTCACGCCATCTCGCTTCTGTCGCGCCGTCTTTACGGGCTGCGTCTTGGCTATGGGCTGTTGCTGGATACAAAACGCCCGCCGACAACATTCGACGAGCCCGGCTTATCAAGGACTTTTTTGGAGTCCTCGACGAGATCTATGAGTTTCTGAAGGACACGGCAGCCCCCTTGGGCACGCCACATCGCTTTTTCATCAGCCAGCCCGACCATCATCCCCTGCTCCGACGCAAGCTCGCGTTGGAGAAAACTCCGGTAGGGGGCGAGCTCCGGCAGATTCCTGATTCGGTTCAGGGATTCGTACAGGGCTTTGGTCTCGGGCGCCATGGGCTGAACTATATCCGCCTGCGGGCGGAAGTCAATTGTTTGCGCTTGATGGCAAGTAAGCCCTATGGCAGACTGTCAGCCATAGGAGATAAACATGGCTGCCAAGTACACACGCAAACAGTTTCAAGCCCAATACCCGGACGACGATGCCTGCCTTAAGGCTGTTCTCCAAAGGCGCTACGGCACCGATCC